CTGGAAACCCTGCATCTGAAACGAGTTCGGTCCACCAGCCACTGCTGCCGGCACCGTCTGCGTAATCAGAGGGAAGTGATACCTGAAGAAGAACTTACAAATTCTCCCTGCAGGCTCTCTAACGAAGAAAGTCCTAGATCCTCGACGCTTGAAATGACGAACCCTTCTAGACAAAACACGACGCGAGCGCCTGCGTACTAACTTTCGCCTGCCGCGAAAGCTAGTACGCTTGCGACCACGCCGATATCTATTCCGGCGATAGGCCATCTCTGCAAACCTGAAAATAGATATTATTAAACGGCTGTAATTAATTTATATAACGGTCATCCTGACCAATCACAAACTGGGACGAAGTGGGACTGGGACGAAGTTGGGGGTAATACTAACCCCAACTTCGTCCCACCTACAACTAGAGGCGCCCGTAAGCACCAACTCGGCGCTACCTTACTCGAGGCTCCCGTAGATCACCCCGCTCCCTACATTTGAAATAGAAATGAGTGAAGTTGATTATGATTCACATCGTAAAAATTGTATCTGAGAGTATCGGAAAGTAATCTCAAATTATAAACACCCTTTCCCTACCAAAACATCGTCGCTCCGCTGCGCTCCGCTTAAATATCTGTGTAAATGTATGGCGCGCTACGCGCGCTATATATTACTACGTAAATATAATAAATAAATATTATATATAAATATATAAATGTCTGGCGCGCTGCGCGCGCATATATACTCTAATTGTGTATTATTGCCATTAAGCATTTATAGCCGTTATGAGGGGCTAAATTTTTATACGATTCTAAAATCGTTCCAGGAACGTTCCAATTGGTGGGACCCAATATAACACCGTCCCAACGGTGACTTGTCTAACAATCCCAAAAAACATAAATCCCTCACAATGTCCAAGGAACGCTCATATTGCTTTACTTCCTACTGCGCGCAACTCGCGCTCGACGAGAAATCTCCAAATCTACGCTACTGCGTCTATCAACAAGAGAAATGCCCGGAAACCGGACGCCTACATCTCCAAGGTTATATCGAGCTTTTATCCCCTACGCGTCTAGCCGCCGTGAAAATTATTTTAGGAGACCCTTCAGCCCACCTCGAGAAGAGAAGAGGGACGAGAGAACAGGCGCGCAGCTATTCTATGAAGGAGGAGACGAGAATCACAGGCCCTTGGGAAATCGGAACCTGGACAGGTGGGGGCCAAGGAGTCAGGACGGATATTCAAAGCCTCCAGAGCGCCCTCGACTCAGGCGCCAGTATGCAATCAATCTCGGACACCCACTTCCCCCTATTTCTCAAATACCAGAAGGGGATCCAAAGTTACATGAATCTGAAAATCCCAGACCGCGAGCTGACCACGTTTGCCACTGTGTATTGGGGTCCGACAGGAACAGGGAAGAGCTGGAGAGCACTTCAAGAGGCTGGTGCCAATGCCTATTGGAAAGACCCCACAACGACGTGGTGGGACGGGTTCTCTGGAGTGGACAATGTTGTTGTGGACGAGTTCACCGGACAATGGCCGATAGAATACCTCCTCAGAATACTCGACAAGTACCCCCTCCAAGTCCAAATCAAGGGGGGAATGGTGAAGTTTGCAGCTCCACACCTCTGGCTGACTTCGAACCTAGACCCGGAGGAATGGTACCCAACGGCAAAGAGCAGCCAGAGGGATGCACTGAGGAGGAGACTGACCAATGTTGTGCAGCTAGTTGACGTCTACATAGAACCACTAGCTCTAGAACAAGACCCTGCAATTGACTTGTTGGAATTGATGTTGTAAATAAAAAATAAAGTTTATTAACCCATCCGGAAACTACACCACACTGACAGAATATTGTGATATCTCTGATCAACCTCCACAGCAGGATACCAAGTCAACTGAGGACCCAGCACAGTCACAGCAGACTGAGTGACAGAAGTATTCAAATCAGCAATGTTAAACCACTTGTGCAACGCACTCACAGGACGCTTAGCAATCACTGTCTTATTCAAAGACAGTGTACCCTCTGCTATATACCACTTACCACTCACTGCAAACGGCCTATTCATGACCACAGAACGATTATTAGTCTCCGTCAACCGCACTCCTGCCACTGCAGAGAGTGTCTCAATAGGATCGGCCGAAAGATGACAAATTGGATTTGTATGATCAGTATGAGACTTAGGATCTTCCACAGGAATGATCCTTGCCACAATACGATCCAAACGCATGTAATCATAACCTACAACAGACATGTTATTCAAATTGGGGATGACAGTAGGCCAATACTTGGCCCCATACGTGTATGGCTCATCACCCAATATATACTGGAAACCCTGCATCTGAAACGAGTTCGGTCCACCAGCCACTGCTGCCGGCACCGTCTGCGTAATCAGAGGGAAGTGATACCTGAAGAAGAACTTACAAATTCTCCCTGCAGGCTCTCTA